AACAGTTTCTGTTTCAGGAACTGTAGGAGCACATACATTATCAACACCTGAGATAGCATCTCACAGTCATCCTCAAATATTTGTTACAAATAATCCACCACAGCGACCAGAATTAAATTTGAATGCTCAAAAAGGTTTTTCAGGTCAAATTAAAACAGAGTACGTAGAAAGAGCACCTGCACAATTACAAGATTTAGGACCTGCGGGTGGTGGTGGAAGTCACTCACATCCTTTCAGTGTTTCAAGCTCTTCTTTAGGAGGATCAATATCTGTTCCTGCTATGGATATAAAGCACGCAAACGTTATTATCGCTGCAAAAGATTAATTTTTTTGTATCACATATTAGATAACATTTTAAAAAAACCATCGCTTAATTTTTTATATAATGAAAGTTTAGCCATAAATGGTTGGCATTTAGATAGAAAATCTCATAATGAGGCAATAGGATTTGGTGGTTTAATGCTTTCAGATAATTATCAACAATTGAATTCTAGTTTTCTATATGGTTTTTATGTTTATTTATATCAACAAATAGTATCAAGTTTTAATGATAATATTTTACAGGAACAACCGATACCAATGAGAATACATTTGGGAGCAAAATACAAAGACAATGTCGGAAAAAATCATAGAGACACTGATCATATTGACGACACCACTATATTATTTTTTAACAATCCTGATTGGGAAAAAGATTGGGGAGGAGGGATAATTATTGAAAATGAACTAATAGACTATGTTCCCGGTAGAGCTATAATTTTTCCTTCAGTTTTTTATCATCATGTTGAAAATATTCAATCTAATCAAACACCTATAAGAATTGCAACAAATTTCATTTTTAGATATAATTTTAAAAATTTAAAAAATGCCAATATTTGATCCCGACGGAAAATGTCCACTTTTAAATAAAAAGTGTATTAAACATCAATGCATCTGGTTTAATATGATTCAAGGAAAGCACCCACAAACAGGATTAGATGTACAGGAGTGGGGATGTTCAATTGCTTGGTTGCCTTTACTTTTAGTAGAAAATTCTTCAAAAATGACAGGTGTTCAAGCAGCCACGGAATCGTTTAGAAACGAGATGGTTAAAGGTCAAAATGTTATGAATAATATTCTAGCTGCAAGTCCACAAACAAGGAAAGAAATGAAAACAATTAGTAGTTTATTTGGTAAAATAGGTGATCATCAAAAAGCACTTGAAGAAAAAAACGCAGATTTAGAAGATGAAAGTATTAGACAACTAAGCAATAATAAGATAAAAGTAAAAAAGGAAAAAAAGGTGAAAAAAGATGGCAACAACCGTAAACAACACAACAGTAAATAGTAGAATAACTATTATTTTTGATGCCGCTGGACCTTTGACTGGCGATGGACCAGCTAAAGGCACAGGAAATACAGAATCTGATGTTTATTTAGATAATTCTGTTTATCTTAATTTAAGATCTCATACAGAAGTTGATAATAGTATTCATGCTTTGCAATGGGATGCCACAACTAACACAGGTCATATTGAATATACTGATAATAGAGATAATCTAACTCTTTCTTCTTTTCCTCAATGGGCTACTAACGTAGTCATTAGAGCGGAAGCTCAAGATGTTTGGAACACAAATTATCATTCAACATATAATGGTCATGCCGCTGCAAATGCGGAGGATGATTCTGCTGCCGTGACTGCTGCAACTACTGCGGCTGATACAGCTAGAAATAATTATCTTTCAGGACACAGTATCACTTTTTAAAGTGCAGTTTTTAGATAACGTATTTGACAAAAAATTTTCTGATGAGGTTGCTCATGAGTTAAAAGATATTGCTTGGAAACCAGGCAATGTTGCTAATAGAGTTTCTTGGCCATACGGTTATCGAGGTTCTCATCTTTTGTTAGGCGCTAATTTTTTTCGTATAATCGATAGCAATAAAATTATTTATAATCAAGATATTGAATTAAGTTTTAAACTTATTGATGCTTTTAATGTTATTGCTGATTCTTTCAATCGAAATATTTCCTTAAGAGAAATTTCAGCAAACTTACAATTTAAAGAAATGAACGGATCTCTTCATACCGATGGTAATCAAAATCAATTTGCATATATATACATGCTAGCAAATGATTATTTACCTTCTGATGTTGGAGGAGAGTTTTATAATGACACTACAAAAGAAAGTGTTCCGTTTGTGCATGGCCGATTAATTGAAATTCAAGCAAATGATTTACATTGTGGTAAAGCATTTAATGTTTCAAGGCTCGGTAGATATTCTATTAAATTTTTAGGAGAAATAGTTAATGGCTAAAGAATATGTATTAGAAATGTCTAAGGTAATACCAAAAGAATATTGTCAAAAAATAATTGATTACTTTGATCATGATGCAGAAGACGCCACTACAACAGGTGGAGGACTTGATAAAAACATAAGAAATTGCACAACAAAGTCTATTTTAGATACAAAGTCTTTTGGTGAAAAAATAGTTGCTAATTATGTAATGAGTAAGATTTTTGAAATTTGTGATATTTATCACAAAAAATTTAATGATTTTCGTATTGATAGAATTAGTCAACTTGACTTATTAAAATATGAGCACAATCAATATAAAGCAGGGTATGATTTTCATACCGACATGGGATCAGGATGTTCCGAAAGACAGTTGTCTATATCAATATCTTTAAATAATGATTACACTGGTGGAGAATTTGTTTTTAATTTTAATGGAGAGAAAGTGCAATACACTCAAAATATTGGTGATGTTATAGCCTTTCCCTCTACTTTTATATATCCTCATAAAGTAAATAAAATTATGAGTGGAACACGATATGCTTTAATAGGATGGGTGGTATAAAAATGGAACCTATATTTATTAAAGAATTTTTACCAACTCAAATATTAAATTTTATAAATTCATATTGTATAATGGAGTTTTCCAAACACAAAAATTTTAAAACGGATACACAAACCAACAGCCTTATAGGTATAAACGGTAACAATGTTATGGAAACTCTTTTAGATTTGTCCACACCTGTTATTGAAAAAAATGTAAACAAAAAACTTTGGCCTACTTATTCTTATCTACGGATTTATGATAAAGGCTCTGATTTAAAGAGTCATCTTGATCGTGAGTCTTGTGAGTATACTGTAGCTTTATGTTTAGGAGCAAGTCCAATTGATGTCCCTTATGATATATTTATTGGTGATAAAGACGTTAATTCAGATTATAAATATTTTAGTGAGAATAAAAAATTAACACCTCTTAAAATAGATTATAAATTTCCCATGTATCCAAATAATGCCTTAATTTTTCAAGGAAGAGAAAAATATCATTGGCGGGAGGTTTGCGAGCATGATCATTTTATAACAGTGTTTTTACATTATGTTGATCAAGATGGTCCATATCGTGAATACAAATATGATGAGAAAGAAAGTCTAACAGCCTCAAAATAATATTTATGTCTTTAAATATTAAATTTGTTAGCAATATTGAAGGTGCGCCACAACCATATCCTGCAAAACTTAATATACCAGAAGCTTACAAAAAAATGCAAAGATCATTGAATAATGATCCAAAACAAGGGACAGTTAAAAGGTGCGTTCCTTTCTTGGATGCATTAACTACAGGATATATAATTCCTTTTTCAAGTGATATTCATTATTGTTATGATGACAAAGAACAAGCAGCATCATTCGTTATACCCAATACTGTTTTACAAATTGATGAACGTTATCATAATGTTACGCAACATAATGAAATGCAAATTCCAAAAGATTTAAGACATAATAAAAGAACTGTTGAGGCTATTTTTAAATTTGCAAATCACTGGAAAATAATTACTCCTCCAGGTTATAGTTGTATTTTTACTCAACCTTTTAATAGAAATTTACCGTTTAAAATAATAGACGGTATAGTAGACACTGATCAGTTTCCTCAACGAGTTCATTTCCCATTTTATTGGATTAACGAGCCCTTTAATGATTTTTTAATTGAACGAAATAGTCCTATGGTATTAGTAATACCTTTTAAAAGAGAATCTTGGAAAATGGAAGTTACACATATTGACGATGAAGAATTTTTTAAAAAAGAAAACACTGTGTCAAGAAATTTTTTCTATGAATTTGTAGATGTATATAAAAAAAAATTTTGGTCAAAAAAGGAGTACAGATAATGGAAGAAATAATTATTGAAAAAAATTGTTTATACAAAACTAAGTACAACGGTGATCTTAATTCTTTAGATAAACAAATTAATCATTTAATTGAATTTGACAAAGGAAGAAAAGTGTCAAACATAGGTGGTTATCAAAGTAATTTTATTAATTTTGGTTTTGATGAGTTGTTAAGTTTTGTATTAAATGATGCAAAAAATATACCTTTACTAAAAGATAAAAAATTTAAATTAGCTGGATTTTGGTTAAACGTAAATAAGGGACATCATTATAATTCTATTCATGTCCACGCTATTCAAACATTGTCTGTTGTGTACTATCATAAAATTTGTTGTGATAAAACTCCTATTGTTTTTACAAGTCATGTTCCTTATATTAGTCAACATATGGTGAAATTTACACCTGAAGAGCAAGACATTATTTATTTTGACGGAATGCAACCTCATTTCGTAGAGTCATGTAATCAAGAAGAACATACAAGAATATCAATAGCATTTAATTTGGACTTATATTAAAAATACAGAAGGAAAAAATAATGATAAAACCAGAAGAACTTAAGGAAAAAAATTTTAAAATATATTTAGGTATGCCAATGTATGGCGGTATGGTTTCAGAAGCCACAGTTCATGGATTATTGGAATTGCAACAATGGTCAATGAGTAAAAAAGTTGGTCTTAGATTTCAATCTATGGGTAATGAGAGTTTAATTACACGAGCACGAAATACTATTGTTTCCATGATGATGGATGAAACAGATTATGTTGCTACACATTTATTATTTATAGATGCTGATATTGGTTTTAGTTGGCAAAACGTTGAAAGATTATTATGTGCTGATAAGGACGTTGTATGTGGTATTTATCCTAGAAAACATTTGTATCTAGAAAAAATGAAGGGAATATTAAAAGACAATCCTAATGCATCACCAGATGAGCTCGAAGCCAAAGCTTTAGGATATAATGTTAACTTTGATGACCCTTATAATATTAATGGAGAAAACGGATTTTTTAAAGTAAACGAAGCAGCAACAGGTATGATGTTAGTAAAAAGAGAAGTATTTCGTACAATGATGAAAAAGTTTCCAGAGCGCAAATATGAATCTGATCAAATAGTAAATGGGGGTTATTTTAAATCAGATAATTGTTATGATTTGTTTGCAGTGGGTCCGTACGATACACCTAAGGACGGTAAATCACAAATTAGATACTTGTCAGAAGATTATTATTTTTCAAGACTTTGGCAAGAATGTGGTGGAGAAATATGGGCTGACTTATCAATGCCATTAACACATTTCGGTAATAGAGCATTTAAAGGTCATGTAGGAACTCTGGTTGCTAAAAAAGAGTAATTTATATATATTGGCACAATGCCATTAGTTAATTTTAGACCAGCACCAGGCATTAATAAAGAAGTAACCGACTACACAGGCGAAGGCAAGTGGACAGACGGTGATAATGTACGCTTTTTTCAAGGATTGCCTCAAAAAATTAAAGGTTGGGAGAAGTTTATCTCTACGACTTTAGTTGGTGTTGCACGTGATCAACATGCATGGGTAGCTTTAGATGGCACAAGATATAATGCTGTAGGAACTGATAGAAAACTTTATGTAATAGAAGAGGGTTTAGCTTATGACATTACTCCTATAAGAGAAACACAGGCGCTTACTAATCCTTTCACCACAAATGCTACAACATCAGTTGTTGTAACAGATACAGCTCACGGTGCACAAGCAGGAGATTTTGTTACATTCGATTCATTTTCGACCATAGACGGTTTAGATATGAATAAAGAGTTTGAAATAACTTCTGTCGCAAATAATAATGCTTACGTTGTAACCGCAGGCAGTGCCGCTTCAGGTTCTACATCTGGTGGAGGTGGCACAGGTAATGCAAAGTATCAGATTTCCATAGGTCCTGAACTATCTACATCAGCTTTTGGTTGGGGTACAGACACATGGGGTTCAAGCACGTGGGGCACTCCTTCAACAGTTTCAAACGTTACTTTAGAAGCAAGACAATGGTCTTTAGACAATTTTGGAGAGGATTTAATTGCAACAGTTTTAAATGGTGGGGCTTTTCAATGGGATACCTCAGCTGGTGTAAGCACAAGAGCAACTGCGATATCGGGAGCTCCTACTGCATCAAGATTAAGTTTAGTTTCTACACCTGATCGACATTTAGTTTTTATGGGAACAGAAAATACGATTGGCACAACGAGCTCACAAGATGACTTGCTTATTCGATTTTCAGATCAAGAAAATATTACAACCTATCAGCCTACCGCAGAAAATACTGCTGGTTCACTACGTATTGCTGACGGATCACGGATCGTGGCTGCTGAAAGATCGAGAGGTCAAATACTTGTTTGGACGGATACTTCACTACACGCAATGCAGTTTATTGGTCCACCTTTTACTTTTGGTCTACGTCAACTAGGTCAGAATTGTGGAATAATTGGTAGTCACGCAGGTCTTGATTTAAATGGTGTTGCTTATTGGATGTCTCAAGATTCTTTCTTCTTATTTGATGGTACTGTTAAAAAGCTACCGTGCACCGTAGAACAATTTGTTTTTGATAATATTAATGTCACAGGTGCAGAAAACGCTTTTGCAGGTCATAATGGTGAATTTAATGAAATTATGTGGTTTTACCCAAGAACAGGTTCTGATCAAATAAATGCAATTGTCGCATATAATTACTTAGAACAAACTTGGTGGACAGGGACTTTGGATAGAACTACTTGGATTGATAGAGAGGTTTATGAAAATCCTGTTGGAACTGAGTATTTATCAACTACAACAGCAAACAATGAAACTATTTTAGGTCTCACAGATGGTGCTACTCAAATGTATTTACATGAAACAGGTAATGATGCTGATGGCTCTGCAATGACAGCTTTTGTAAAGTCTGGATCAGTAGAAATAGGTGAAGGTAATGATATGCTATTTGTTCAAAAACTTATTCCTGACGTACAAAATCAAGCGGGCACTTTAAATTTTAAGTTAGAGTTTAAAAATTATCCAAATACAAGCACTAGCACCACGAAGACTGCAACCTTTACCGATGCTACAGAATTTGTGAGTTTACGTGGCAGAGGCAGAGAATTTACAGTAAATGTTGTATCCAATACAACAGGAACTGCATGGAGATTAGGAACACAGCGTTTTGATGTGCAACCTGATGGAAGAAGGTAGAATGCCTTTTGTAGAAAGACCTGAAGCTCACAAAATATATTCTAATTTTATAAATCCTGAACTTTGTGATGAAGCCATTAATTATGTAAATTCTTATGAAGAAAAAATGAAAAAGACTCCTTACAACTGTAAAGTTTTTACAAGTGATAATATTACACACAATATTTTAAACGATACTAAATTACAAAAACTTCATTTACACATCTTATCTCACATGCAAAATTATATGACACTTACCAGATCATACTACGATGGTTTTTTAGAAAAGTCTTGGTTTAATGTATATTACGAGGATTATTATCAAGAATTTCATGTTCACATGGATAATATTCATAGAGCTTTTTGTGGAATATTGTATCTTACGGATTCTCCTGAATCAGCGACAGAATTTTACTTACATGATCGAATTAGCATAGAACCACAAAAAGGTAAGATTGTTATTTTTCCTGATTTTGTCGAACATAGAGCTGCTCCAAATAATTCAAGTGAAAAAAGAATCACTATAGCTTTTAATTATAGAAAATGTAATATTTGGAAAGGTATTCAAAACAATGGCTAAATTAACATTACAAAGATTTCCAGATCCAAGACCTGAATATGACCCAGCTCAATTAGCAGAACTAATTAGACAACTTGAAGAATTAGTTCAGCAGTTAAACACACAATATACTCAAGACACGCAAGAGGAGTCCACAAGAAGAACGTGGTTTTTTAATTAATGGCAGACGTATTTAAAAGATTTATAGCAAATTTAACTACAACTGATTTGACCACAATCTTTACTGTGCCTACAGCTAATGTCGCTGCAACACCTCCCACTCCAGTTTCTACATTTATTGTAAAAACAATAAATACACACAACTACGATGGATCAAGCGCAGTAACAGTCAATATTGATCACAATGACGGGAGTAACGATTTACAAATTTTTCAAGTAGACGTATCAGCGTCAGACACAAACACTATTTCAACCTCTATGGTTTATCAAGAAGGTGATGCTATGAAACTTCAAGCAAACGCAGCTTCTAGAGCAATGGTTGAAGTATCAGTATTAGAGGTAAAACAACAACAATAATGTATCTTATAACAAAGGTCCCTGACGACATTACAAAAAAACTAGACGAAGTAATCAATAAAAAACACACCGAAAAAGCAAATCACGATTTAGCTGGCAATATACAACAAGAGTTTCTGATACCTGATGGAAAACCTATTGTTTGGCCTTTGATTGACAAATGTATTCAAGCACATTTTGAAAAATTTCCTCTTTATTATGCAAGAATAAGTGGTATGCATAAGACAGAACAATTTCACTTAGAGCTCCATAGTCTTTGGGTAAACTATCAAAAAAAATACGAATTTAACCCTGTTCATATACATGACGGATTATTTAGTTTTGTAATATGGCACAAAATTCCTTTTAAGATGACTGATGAAAAAGCTAGATTTCCACACATGAAAGAAAGTGAAATAAGAGCAGGACATTTTGTTTTTTTAA